ATCAAATGTATTTGTAACTTGTTGTAATTCACCTGTAAAGGTACAAAATATTTGTGAGACTACCAACTTTTTATGAACTATTTCTTATCCCGAACTGGGGTATGGAATGCGTTCTTAAACGAACTGTCCCATAATCCTACGGCCACTCTGACTTCTTTTCTAAAAAGATGTAATGTTAGACAGGGCAGAATGAAGCGATGGATGGAAAACAACGGACTGTCCGTAAAGGAAGCCAAGAAGCGCCTTCGTGACTGTCAGCACGATTGCATTGGAGCCCCAATGTCACCCTTGTCCGAAGATTCTGGCAGTCTGTTCCTGCCAATGGCTACAGACAAGCCCGCCCCACGATCCGAGTCCTGCGACATACTCTCTGGAGTAAGCCTGACATTCCCCGACGGTACCCAAGTGAACATAAAACGTGGTAGCGCGCAAGCGGTCATGTCGTTTCTCAAACTTTACCAAAGGGAGGACCTGCCATGTTTGGACTGAATGACGGAATGCGCTACTATGTCTGCCAGCGCTATGTGAGAATGAACCTGGGGATAAACGGCCTCTACAAGTTGGTGTCGCAGGAGATGGACCTGCCCCCGCTAAGCGGAGCCGTATTTATCTTCTTCAGCAAAAACCGGCAGCAGGTGAAACTCCTGCGTTGGGACACGGACGGCTTCACGCTATATCAGAAACGTCTGGAAAGAGGGACCTTCGAGATACCCTATTTCAATATTGGCAAGAAGGCATGCGTAATACCCTACAAGACCCTGTCCGCCATACTGAGCGGAATATCGTTGAGATCAATAAAATATCGCAAGAGACTGAACATAGATGGCTCCGCGCTTGCAAGTTATTGATAATCAGTACTATTTTTGACAAAATAGATGATGTAATCTTTGGTAGTCTCGTCTTTTTTTTCGTACCTTTGTAGTATGAAAGTGTGTCCTGAGACAGAATGAAGTCTGATATTGGCTATATTTGATAGATTTCTGTCGTAACTTCTAAAGAGATGGTGGCAGACCCACTGCATTCGGCATGCAGGTGCTGATTGCAAACCACTTTGTGCTGCTCTGATGGAAACAGATGGGTAGTGAACGACAATTGAAAGCCTTCCGTAAGGTTGGCAAGGTATGTGTCAAGGAGATGAACGCAAGTGAACCATTGATGAAGCATCGTTAACAAAGTTAGCAAGTCACATCAGAACCAAGGTCTTTTCTTTATCTTGGGATAATGGCAGAGGAAACCTGTTTACTGTCTGCTGGGTGTGCGGTGTATAGGTGGCATGAACTTGACATGGGCTCTTTAGAGGAACAGGAGAAATAGTCATGGAATGCCAAGGGAAAATGCCGAGAGCCGTTACACGCAAGGCAGAAAGTACTGATGTCCATGTCTGTGGCGGACTATCTCGTAGTAGTGTTGAAGTCTCTGTAATGGGGATGGAGCGAAGGGGGTAGCGTGCTTAGCCAAATTTAAAGTCCAACTTAAGAAATTGAGGATGAAACAATGAACGAGGCAAAACCTTTTGTAATAGACAAGCGATTGGTGTGGGAAGCTTACCACAAGGTGAAGGAAAACAAGGGCAGTGCGGGTATTGATAAGGTTGACCAAAAGACATTTGACAAAGAAATGTCCAAGAACCTTTATAAGATATGGAATCGCATGAGTTCTGGCTGTTACTTTCCCAAAGCGGTAAAGTTGGTAGAAATACCCAAGTCCAATGGTGGTACTCGCCCTTTGGGCATACCAACGATTGAAGATAGAATAGCACAGCAGGTAGCAGTATCAGTACTGACTCCCATACTCGAACCTATCTTCAAGGAAGATTCCTACGGCTATCGTCCAGGCAAGGGAGCGCATCAAGCCATAGCCAAGGCTAAGGAGCGCTGCTATGTGAATCCCTGGGTGCTTGATATGGACATCAGTAAGTTCTTCGACACAATCAATCATGAATTGTTGATGAAAGCAGTCCGCAAGCATACAGAGGAGAAATGGGTACTTCTATATATTGAGCGTTGGCTCAAAGTTCCCTATCAGACATCGAAAGGTGAAGTGATAGAAAGAACGATGGGAGTTCCCCAAGGTTCTGTGATAGGTCCGGTTTTGGCAAACTTGTTCCTTCACTATGTCTTTGACGAATGGATGTCGCGTAACTATCCAACGATTCCGTTTGAGCGTTATGCTGATGACACCATCTGCCACTGCGTATCGGAGAAGCAAGCCCAGTTCTTGAAGGCTGTTTTAATGAAACGCTTTGAGGAATGTGGATTGAAACTGAATGAAGAGAAGACAAAGATAGTCTATTGTAAGGATAGCAATCGAAGAGGTGACTCGGAACATATATCCTTTGACTTTCTAGGCTTTACCTTCAGACCTAGAGGTGCAAGAAACAGAAAAACGGGTCAAAACTTTACTGCTTTTCTCCCTGCAATAAGCAAGAAGTCGATGAATAGGATTAAAGAAGCCGTAAGGGCTTGGAAACAGAATCATAAGACTTTTGCTTGTCTGCTAGACATAAGCAATGAAGTTGATACGCAGATTAGTGGATGGATGAACTACTATATGAAGTTTGGTAGGTCTGAGTTCCGCAAGGTGTTGAATTACATCAACGAGCGACTAACCCGATGGGTGATGCGTAAGTACAAGCGTTTCTCCAAGGGAAGGAAGTTAGGCAGGGCGTATGACTGGCTTGTGGAGTATGCGGCACACAACAGAAATGAGTCCACTTTAAAAAGTAAGGCCTGTTTAAAATGTTTATATTTCACGAAAATATAATCCGCAAAACGAAGCGTTTCTCCATTCCAGAACGAGCCGTGCAATATCTCAAAACGAAACGTACCGCCGAAACACCCCCTATCCGCCCCTAAAAAATCGACCGGCTTACGCCGGTATTCATATATTGTAAGAACGGAGTTCGGACACCATCCGAACCCCGTTCCTTTCGTTTTGTCGCTTCGCTCCCGCTTTTTCGCGCTTCGCTTTCCGCTTATGCTTTCTCGACCAACGCCTTGTACGCAGCGACGCTTTGCGCCCTAACGATTTTACCGCGGAAGGCCAGGCGCGAGCCGACAATCGTGTCCGCACCCGAGGCACCGTAGTACGCAAACGCAAACGAGACACCGCCATTCGCGCTCGCATAGCTGCACCCGCGATAGACCACGCGGCCAGTAGAGGAACCGAAATAGTACATATCAGAATAGTATGTGCTAGACGATCCGTTCATGGAGCCTACTGGTATTACGGCCATCAGTTTGCCGTGGGCCACCGAAGTAATCCAGTATCCACTATTCGTCGAGCCTTTAATCATCACTGTACTGCCATCTGGCATCCAAATACGCCATTTGCCTACATTGCCACTAGTATTCGGCAGATCAACATTGTCCATCATCTCATACTTATGGCCGAAGATGTCCTCGTAGCCCAGGCAGCAGATATTGTTCACCTGCGTCACCTTTGGCGCATCATATTCATCCACGCTCCTGTACCATGCGTATTGATGCACGCGTCCGTCGTCAATCAGACTACTCGTCACATTCTCATTGATGCTATGCGCCTCCTCGAAGCCGATAGTGTCCTGCATGCCTCTCGAAGCCGTTCCGCCAGTCGTGCGCGTGTTGTTGTGCTGACCGGCGCCACACTGTTCCTGCATGTCTCGGCGGCCATACTTGGCGTAGGAAAGGTTCGCTATACGGAAGTGCATCAGCGCGTCAATCTGCTGCATGCCTCTCTGCACACTGTAGTAGTGGAAGTCCGTCCACGTCATGCTCGCCGTGGTACTACCGCCAGTAATGCACGCGCGCAGTTTATTTCCGACAACGGAACTGCCGACCACAGCGCACAGGTGCTCGTCGCTGGCAAACCATTCTGGCTCCATGTCCTCTATCTTCATACTATTGCTCAGCACCACCTTGTCAAACTCTGCCGAGTTCAGTATCGAGAAGTGTAAAGCCGTAGCCCCATCGGGGACGTCAGACACCAGATACATTCCTGCCTCGAATCGATTGCCGAGCGTTGGGACGATGATATTCTTTACCACCTTACCCGCGTCATCCGTGAAAGCACTGCCCACTAGGCTCGTACCGGGCACACTCGGCCAACGTACCCGCTTGTGTTTTGAAACGTCCACCATACACACCGAGTACGAGCTATCCGTGCTATACGCCTCCTTCAGCGTCTCGCGGCCCGTCATCACCTTCTTGCCGTTAATATAGCCGCCAGGCAACGCCTTGATGTCATCCAGTGTCAAGACATCCACGACGGGTAACGACGGCATGTGATCCTTGTCATTCGAGCTGTAGCAACTGTAATTCTTGCTATTCAGAAAATCGTTAATGCCTTTGCACCAGAAGAAATTCTCCAGCATCATCCAGTCTCCCTCGGAGCCATCAAGCTTCGCAGCGCTGCCGTCCGCATATTTGGAACTGTCAGCATCATCTAACGGGAAATACGTCATCTCGCCGTCCAGATTATTCATGACCGTTTCCACACCCGCCATGTTCACCTTTCGGGTCGTGGCTTTCTTTGTCACCTTCGCCAGCACTCTGTGGCGGTTCTTCAGTATAGCAGCCACATGGCCGCTTGGCTTGTAGTCGTTGCCGTACTTATAGCCCGTGCCATTATCCAAGTTCGAGAGATTTGCATCGTCTGCCACGCTCTCGTCGCTCTCCAGCATTGTATATTCAGGCTGCTCAATGTTCAACTCAGGGTAGTGCTCGATGTATGCAGCATAGGTCTCATCATCAACGTAACGGGTCAGCCGGTATGTGCCTACCAGTCGGCAGCTCTCCACATTGCCGCCATTCTCGTCCACACCGCCCGTCTGCATCAGTGAGGCCAGCAGGCTGCCGTCTCCTTCCATGTCGATGCCGGTCACACGCAGATACTTCACGTTTCCGCACCTTGCGTGCAGCGTCTGCCAGTCCACACCAGGGCAATTGTCAACCACAAGTCTGTTGATGTTGCTTGTGCCCTCCAGCGTCAGACCGCCGGTCGTCAGTTTGCTCAGGTAGCGTAGTTCCAGTGTCTGCAACGTTGCCGGGAGCGTTACGCTCGTCAGCGGAGCACCCTGTGCGAAGTTCACGCCGGTCAGGGCTGTCTTGCCTGCCTTCAGTGTCTCCAGCTTCGTGTTGTTGCTCAAGTCTATGCCAGTGAAGCTGCCTGACTTCAAGCCGGTCATATTCAGGGTACGCAAGTTTCGGCAGCCGTTCACCAGCAATGCGTTCAGCGTTGTCTGTGTCTGGCCGCAGCTCACGTCAAGCGTCCTCAGGGCTGAACAGTTGTTCAAGTTCAGAGTCTGGAGTATGGCATGGCTCACGTCCGTCAAGTCAAGTCCCATGATGCGGCTCGCACCGTAGATGTATTGCGGGTCATTCACGATGAGGTCCGTGTCAAGCGTCAGTTCCACCTGACTTCCCGTGTCCTCCGCAAGCACTGCGCTTTCGTGCGGAGTACCGCTCGTGTAGCCATACCCGAAGAAATACCGCTCGCTCGCCGTGATTCTTATCTTCCGGTTGTCACTTCCGAACTTATAGCCGAAGTAGGCTGCGAAACTGTCCTTTCTGTATGTGCCGCATACATACTGGCTGTCCAGCAATGCAAACTGGTTCTGGATGGTATAGGTGCGGTGCGCATATCGGCTGCCCTGGAGTGCATAGAGATAGTCATAGTAACTCGTAGTGCCGTCTGCCGTCGTCACACCCTCCGTCAGCGGTTTGATGTACTTGTAGATGCCGTCCTTGTTGTAGATGCGCTCACACCAGTTGCCCATCATCTCCTCATTGAACACCTTCAGCACATACTCCAGCGACATCGTGCTTCGCAGCTTGTCTGCCACCTCCCTCAGTTTGTCCGGGCAGCCTCTCACAAGTTCCCACAATACGGAGTCGTGTCCTGCAAACGCATACGAGCCGATGCTCTCGTCCATCGTCTCCCACGTTATCGTGTAGTCGTATTTCAGAACAGAGTCGTTGCGCTCACCGAACACCGTGTCCATGTCGTATGGGATGAAATACCATATCTTGCCGTCCCACGTCACGAGCATCATGTTCTTCGCACGGTTGTCCACAGCCATGAAGTAGTCCGTTATCAGATACCATGCAAATGGCGAGTCGTTGCCGAAGTATTCCGCATATTCGTTCAGGAATTTCGTCGGGTTGCCCTTGCACGAGTATATCCACTCCCAAAGGCGCTTCACTGCCGCCTTGTCGTCCTCATGCGCCGTCGCCCATGTGTCGTCGGCCTTGAAGCGGAACTCCAGAGCGTCGTCAAACGTATCCATGTTGCTCGTACCGAACAGACATAATGTCTCCGAGTTGTTCAGGAACTCCAGGCAGATACACTTGTTGCGCCCGCCCTTCAGTGCAGCCTCGTCATTGAAGCCCTCGATACCCTCAAAGCCGTAGATGATGCCGCTGCCGCTCTTCTCGTTGTTGAAGTTGTACTTGCCGAGATACACGTTCTCACCCGTGCCGTTGTTGTCGTAGAACAAATCTATCGGGAAACCGTCCACGCCGATTCTCACGTCATAGTTGCCCTTGTAGGCCATTTGTGGCGGAGTCAGCCAGCCGCATCTCTTCCAGATGTCGTTCACGATTCTCACCGCACCCGTATTATGCGTAGATGAAGAATCCGAGAAGTCCGCCTTCAGACAGAATATGTCTATCGGTCTTGCACCTGGTTTGAACGAATATTTGAAGTCCGCTACCTCCACACCGTTCACATACAGCTTAGTGCCGTACTTCGTCGAGCGGCTGAAGTAGATGCGGTAGTTCTTTCTCGGGTAGGTCGTCGATGAGGTGCCTTGTATCCTCAGTCCGCACTGGTAGATGATGAAGTCATACTCCTTACCGTAGGCAGAGTAGAAGTAGATGTCCACCGGAACCTCAAACTTCTTGTTGTTCGTCTGGTTCACAAGGTTCACGTCACCCACGATCCTCATCACGCTCTTGCCCATCGCACGCAGTTTGTCTATATCGACATCAGTGCCCTCGTCGTCCATCACCTGGTTCTTCTCGAACAGCACCACCATCTCGTCGCTCGTCGGGCGGTCCACCATGTAGTTCGCCAGTTCCTCATCATCGTCCAAGGCACGGTTATACACGCGCAGGTTCCGCACCTCCACGTCCGCGCTCTCGCTCGTGATCCTGATGTTCGTCGGTTCTGCCTGGAGCAGCGAGTCCGTCGAGGCATACTGCTTCGCGCCGCATAGGATGCCGTTCACATACAGCATCATCAGTCGGTTGCCCTTCTTCTCCTGCACCACGAAGACTATCTTCAGGGTCAGACCGCTTGCAAACTTAGTGCCTACTTCCGAACCTGTGCCCGTCCGCATCAGAGCCTCCTGCGTCGTCAGTCTGAAACCCACGCCGCCGGTCATGCAGTCCACAACCGTACCTTTGCGGTCGGTCACGTTCGTGCATGTCAGCTCCATCTCGTAGGTTGCGCCCGTGGTGGTCGCGTCGTTGCCGAAAGGCTTGTACCCGATTTCTACATTCGCGCCGTTCGTCAGTTTCAGCGCGTCGCCCGTCCAGCCGTTGCTCTGCCAGTCAAAACCTTCAAACACCGTTTGAACGTCGTTATAACGCCATTCAGCAGGCTCGCTCTCGGCATTGCTTCTGCCGGCTGCCGTCAGTTTCAGCACAAGTCCGGCAGTCGCCTCGCTCAGGTCAATGCCGCTCTCCGTCACCTTCACGTTCAGCTTGTATTCCGTTGTGCCGCACTTCAGCACCATCGCCACGTCGCCCTGCTCCAGGAAACGATTTGTATATACCTGCGTCGTCCTCGGAACGCTCACCGTCTGCGTCCGTATGCCATCTCTCCACACACCCACGGTCGCCGGGGTCATTGTCGGGTCATACGCCACAAAGTCAAATCCCACCTGCTCATACTGATCGGTTTCAATAGTCGGGGTCAGATGGTCGTCCACAAAAATGCGTCCGTCACCGAAGGTCAGCTTCGTGCCGATATATGGGGCGTTCTGTCCAGCCTTTAGAATGTCAAAGTAGATGCTCTCACTCTTCAGCGTCAGCTCCGCGCTCGCCTCCATCTCGGCGACGATCTGCACCGTATGTCGTCCGATGCTCACTCCCGACATCGACAAGGAGAAACTGCCGTTCGTCGTACCGCTTCTTTTCACCGTCTGCGAGTCCCACTGGTGTCCGTCCAGATACAGCGTCACGGTTTTGTCTCCGCTTCCGCTTACCGCGAAGGGGATGCTCACCGCCTCACTCACGCCGTAGCCGCCCTTGGCGACACACTCGGCTATGTTGAAGCTACTGCTCAGCGCAAGGGTCACAGCCTTCACGCTCACATAGCTCTGCCTCGTCTGTGTCTTGCCGGTGGTCGGGTCGGTTGTGGTAGCCCTCACATAGATGTCTGTCGTGCCGAGCAGCAGGTATTTCGTCAGATCCAGGGTATAGGTTCCCTTGCTCACATCATGCTGCGTGTCTGCATACATCACGGTCGCGCCCCTCTTCATCTCAATGCTGACTGTTGCCTTCTGGCCCGTGGATGTGCCTTTCTCGTCACCGCTGCTGTACTGGTGGTCATACGTCCATGTCAGCATCGCGCTGTCGCCTTCCTTGATGATGGTCTTGCTGACGGCTGCATCCAGCACGATTTTCGTGGTCGAAGCGTCACCGCCTCCACCGCCGCTTCCTGCCGGAATATCCGCAGACGCTATCTCCGCACCGCTCTTGTTGGTCAGTGCCAGGCGCACGCTGCTGCCGTCGTCACTCAGTTCGGCGTTCATGCCCAAGACGGTGCTCGCCTCTATCTCCATCAGCTTCGCCGCCACCGCCGCGTTCTGCACCGGGTTCGTCGAACTTGCGTTCAGGCTCTCGTCCACCTCAGTCTCGCTGATGGTGATGGCAACGTTGCCGTCCTCGCCAGGCTCCAGCTTCTTGCCGTTCAGCGTCACACTCTTCACCGTGCCGTCGCCGCCAAAGTCCTCCCAGCTCGCCGCCTGCTCCCAGCTCTCGATGTTCGTGCCCTTGAACTGCTTCGTCTCCCATTTGCCATTGGACGATTCGAATGTGACGCACCGTCCCTTCGCTCGCTGCTTCGCCGCCACGGCCTTGATGGCCGTCTCCAAGGTATAGAAGCCGCTCTCCAATGGTATCTCTGTTGTCACGTTGTAGGTATTGCCGCCGCCATGGCCGCCCGTCTCTACCAAGGTATCCTCCTCCGAGCTCCACACATAGGGCACGTCCTCCAGCAGATACACCTTGTCCTTCAGTATCTCCGTTCGGTCGGCGTTCATGAACAAGTCGGCGCCGCCCCAGTTGTTGACATAGTTTGCTCCGTTTTTTCCGACGAAAGATTTGCGCGACATGTCAAAGTACACGCCGTCAACCGTCACCACGGACATCTGCGCCAGCGTCACGTTATCCACGAAACCATCAAACCGTGCCGTGACGCCATTCTTTGCATGGGTGGCCAGTTCGTGATAGCCTGCCTCCACCGCCTCGGCACGCTCCGCCGCAGCATCCGCCGCCTCGGCGGACTTTTCTGCCTTGCCCGCAGCTTCCGTGGCGAGTTCTGCGGCTGACTGGGCAGAGGATGTGGCCGCCTCGGCCTTCGCGGCTGCATCCGTAGCCTTCTGTGCGGCTGCATCCGTCTTCGCCTTTGCCTCCTGGGTGGCCGCCTCGGCTCTTCCCACGGCGTCTTTCACTGCACTGTCGGCCTTGGCGATGGCATCCTGCATGGACACCTCCGCCTTATTCATGGCATCCTTCACCGCAGTCTCGGCAGCCGCAGCGGCATCTTGCGCGGGCTTCGAAAGCAGGCTTACCGGTGCGGACACTAGCTCCTTGCCGCGAAGCGCAGGAAGGCTTTGTAGGCCGTCAAGGGTATCCACGGGCTGCAACTCGCCCACATCCTGAGATTCAGCCTGGAGCTCCTGGAGCACCGCGGCCTTCAATTCGTTTTTCTCCTCGTTTGTCATGTCATTTGTTTTTCGTTATTACTCCTCCAGTGCCTTGGCATACACTCCAGCCCCGTCGGCGGTCGCCGCCAGTTCGAAGTCGGACGTGTTCAGAACCAGCCAGGAACAGACCTTCGCCTGCTGAAGCCGGAAAGCTTTCAGACGAGCACGGCAAAAATGCCCGCCCAGATGTACGCTCATGATGCGGCGCCCACGATAATAAAGGTGCGAATAAGCATCTTCATTACCAGGCAGCACCACATTAGTGGCCTCTTCGCTCACGTTGATGATGTCACACTCCACCCCGTCCACTTCCTCGTACACTGGTAACACAAGGCCACCGCGCGCACGCTCCGGGTCGGACACCATAATGTTCATCCCAGTGTTTACTGACGGCCACTGCGTCTGCGCAGCACCCATGTTCACATACGGAGCGCCAATGGCCCCTTTGAATTTACCGCTGGTGGCAAATACTTCACCCTTGATCTTGCAATCATTGGCCTCCATATTGCCTTTTTTGTCGATTTTGAAGTTTTTGTTAATGGTCGTATAACCCTCCAGTTGTATGTTGTCCGACACTAGCATGATTCGCGTCTTGCCATCTGGGCAAGACACCTCTGTTCCAATCAGGGCAAACTTTCCGTCACTGCCCTGCGAATAGATTCCTACACCCGTGGGCTTCACCATAATGCCGCTACCCTCCAGAACATTGCCGTCCTTGTCGAAGTTCTGCGCGGCGATGTTGATCAGCTTCTCGCTCTGCTCGAAAAGCGTGCGATACTTGTAGGCTAGACTATCCACCTTGTCTGTGCTCAGAACGAGCATATACAGATAGATCTCGCCAGTGAACGACAACTTGAAGTCACCCGTCCCGTTCCAGAGTCCCTCGCAGGTGAATTGCTGGTAGCCGTCCGTCACATCGAGATTCTGCTCTACGTTGAAAGAATCGTATTCGGCAAACCCAGCCTTGTCCACCCCGTCAAACCCAACAGAAAGTATCCCCGCCTCGGCTACGCGATAGAAAAATCCTAGATAGACGGGCTGGGGGTCCTTCTGGCCGTCACCACCCGTTGGCATATCGGGCTTCTTGGCGAAGCACTTGTTCTTCTGGCAGATATACTTGTTCTTGATATGAACCACGGTTCTCCCCATATCCGTCGTCACGCGCACCCCGTCTCCGCGCTTTGACAACAAGCCTCCGTTAGCCCAGACCCACCTCTTGCCTACTAGGAAAAACACCGCCTCGTTTTGCGTCCACCAGTTATCCAAGCCATCGTTGAAAGAAGGATTACTCAGATATCCCTGGTCTGGCATAAGGTCCCGGCGCACACCCTCCACCGCACTCTCTATCTTCCCCTCAGTCGCCTCGAAGCGTGTCTTCACGTCCTCGCCCGTCTCCAGCAGGAACGTGCCTTTCAAGAAGGCGTTGTCGCAATACAGTCCGTTGCCACGAGGCTGCTTCGCCGAGGGAAACCAGCTGTCTATGATTCCATCCAGATTGCCCAGACGCGCCCGCAGAGCTCCGGAGAAGTTTTTGGCCTTCACGCCACCCAACACGTCAATGCGGGGCATGCCGTCCTCGGTGGCTGCGATGAGTGCCAGGTTCTGACGCTTCTGGTTCACCGTATTGCCCATCAGTACGCACTCGTCACCTACCTCTGGAACAGACGAGGCGAACTCGCTCTTCGCAACGATCACGGTATCTCCCGTGGCGCTGCTCACCTCCACCCAGTAGCTTTTCAAACCGCCACCCGTGAAGGTCTGACAGCGCATCAAGTCGTGGGCTGCGAAGGTGTTCTCCTGCTCAAAGCTGATGACATAATCCTCGCCTACCTCTTCCACCGCCTTGATTTTTCCATTGGCAGCGCTCACGCAGATTTGGCCTCCAACACTGCGCACCTTGTTGATCAGGAGCTCGAAGACGGACATCGTCTGCCGAACTGTCAGTCTGTCCAATGTCAGGCACGATAGTCCTCCGTCAATCCACAGCTTATGTCCGGACCCCTCAAAGCCGTCCACGAAATCCGGGCTGGCCATGAATCCGCGCAGGATCAAAGACTCAAAAGTGACACCGTCCCCCGTGCGCACGGGCTGGTCCATATAGTTGCCGAACTCATGGCGTGCCCACTGCGCCGCGTTATCCGCCTCCTTCGCATGGTCTGCCTCGATGGCGTGGGCGGCCTCGTCGGAAGAAACGGCATGATCGCTTTCCTTCGCATGCCTTGCCTCCATGGCCAGGTCAGCCACGTCAGCCCTTGCAGCGTGGGCGGCCTCTTTCACGCCCGTACCCCAGGAACCACCGGAAGTAGCCTGTCCGTCCCGTGGCTTCTTGATAATCTTCACGTCTATCATTGCTCAATCTCCTTTAGTGTCATTTCTGCAGATCCGTCCTCCAGGTTACGGCTCATGGCTTGCACGAAGAAGGTCTTGTTCATCGCAGGATGGCGGTAGTGTGCGAACAGGCTCACGACACCACCGTCCGTATCCGTCAGGCGCTGCGTCATCACCACCCTCGGAGCGTGCCACTCCTTATAGTAATCATCCACATATAGCTGCTCGGGCTTCGCGCTCTCACCCCTCGCATGGTCATACACAGTCGATAGTCCCTCGCCCGTCACCGTGTTCAACGGCGTGCTCATCTTCACGCTGTCTGTCACGCCAAGCCGTCGGCACTCCGCTGCCGTCAGCGACGAGTTCAGCCGCATCTCCACCTCTTTCACGTTCACGAAACTCTCCTTCGTGTCGCTCATGTAGATAAGGTCGTTGTCTCCGCCATTGTTCACCATTCCGTTGTCGCTGTATATCTTCACCTCGAATGCCTCCACCATGATACTGCTAACATGTGCCAACAACGGTATTGCCGTGCTGGTCCATTTCGTATGACGGAACCATGTCCGGTGCCGTCGTGTCACCACATCCCACAACGTATTGACCGGACCTAGTATCATGAAGCGCACCTGTCCGCTCACGCCGTCCGCCTTCCTCACAGGGATGGCTATGCCTTCTGCGTCGATTCCAAGTCTATAACTCACATTGTTCTGCAAGTCAAACTTAGAACCTACTATTTTGTCGCCAATCTTCGGGTCAAAGCCAATCGTGAAGCATTGCTGGTAGTACTCATCCTCGTCCGCACACTGCTCCAGCGTCTTGTATTTGCGCCACTCGAAGTCCGTAACCTGACCCTGCGTGCCCTTCTCCACCACACACTTGTCACCGACAATCAGCATGCACGCCAACACTGCCACCTTCGACACATGGTCCTCGCCGTCACCGATGGCGCTGTACTTGAATTCGCAGAGCTGCGGTCCACCGTCGGTAAAGGGAACCAGGCCGTGTGCAGTCGCCTGGTCCCATATCGGCTCATCCCCAGGCTGCACGGCCTTCCACCACCGCTGCGTGTAGTAGCGTCCGTCACCGTTATTGCGGCTTGGAACCGTCGCACCCTTCCATTGGTTGATGCCGTCGTAAATCGGACTGTGAATGCTCCCCGGAGACGGCTTGTAGGTACGAATCGCCTCATACGTGTCGGTCAGCCCCATTACGGGATTCAGGACCAGGCTTCCGCTTAGAACGATATAATTTGTCGTCTCCTCGTCGGAAGGGGAAAACACGCCGCCGCTCAGCTGCCCGCTATAGACCGCCATCGGCATGCCAGCCTTCAGCGAGGCTGCGTTCGGGTAAGCACGCTCCTCCCCATCTTCGCAGTTGCCATTGACGCTTACCACCAGATAGTTCGTCATAGCGATTTTCGCAGTTGGTGAGTTGTCTTTGCCATCCGTCTTCCGCTCTTCCTTGCCAAAGGAGAGCAGGGCGGCACCAGGAGCCTTCGCCAGTGCGTTGGGCAAATCCTGTTGGTTGCGTCCGTCGCTGCAATACGCTGCCCACAGATCAGCGACACCGCCTTTGCCACCTGGAAAGACCCACCCGCTGTTCTGCTTCACCTGCACATACCAATCAGTCACGCAGCCGCCCGCATACGTCGTGGACCGGTCGTGCGTCATCGCATCAAACGCCTCGATGGCCGACTTGCCGGAACCGTCACTGCTATACTCCGTCATATACTTCTGCCTGTTACTGTACGGGCTAGACAACAGGTCTTCGTCAAGCGGGCTCTCTATCAGGCGCTCCATACGCTCCACACGGCATGTCAGCATGATTTTGTTGTACACCTCGCCGACGGATATTGTCGTACCCGTGTCAGTTACCATACCCGTCACGATATCCGTTGTCTGCCGATCCGTTGTCAACTCCGCACCTGTCAGCAGGTCGCACCAATGGATATGTCCGTTGTCCTTCACGCTTTGCCAAGAGAACAAGTAGAACACGAGCCCATCCTGCACGATATGGAGGTTCAGGTATCTCAGCATCTCCTCCAGCACCTCATCCTGCTGCCACACGTCGTCCTCCTCGCTGCCCAGAAATAGCAGTTCGTTCACCGATAATTGGCTGAATATAGCATAACGGTTGGCCGTGGTGCCGTCCACCGCCTTGCTCCCGTCGTACAGGTAGAGCGTGGCATGGTTGCCAACAATGTCAAGTCCAGCCGCCACGCCGCCCACTATCTCTTTCAGCAGCGCGAGAAACGTGCGTTGTTCCGCTGACGCCTTCACCACATTGTACAACACGCCAAGCGAGCCCACGTCACGGTATCTGGCGTAACGCAGGGCAGTCAGCGCATCGATGCAGCTCAGCTCGATCTCGTCATATTCCTCATTGTACCCTTGCGAATAGCTCTGCGGCTCGACGTATCCTGCGAAGAGGCATTTCCCCTCCCGGTAGATATTCACTACGGCATCACGGCAGGAGGCACAGAAGAGCTCGGGCATGAAGTTCCTTACCAGCAGCCTTACCGTCGCCTGCTGGCAGAGCAAATGGTCAAACGTGTCGTTCACCTGGCTTGTCAGGTCCACTGGATTGTCTGTGAACGATAGCTCCCCGTTTTTCTCGCCGATAATGGTTTCCTTTGACTTGTCGGCTCGCGTCAGGATATGCACCTCGATGCGCTCCTCCTGCTCATTATAGAAATGTCCGTGCAGATACATGTCCCTATATTTTGATATTCGTTCCTTTTCTATTGATTCGGGTCTCGTTGGCAAGCACTGCCACGAGGTCCCTGCCTTTCACCCTGAGCTCATATATGCCACCACCGCCACTACCGTCGTTGCCTATCAGCGACTTTAATTTGTTCAGTGGCGCGATCACCTCCGGATTACTTTTCGCTCCGGCGTACTCGCCCATCAGTGCCAGGGTCGGTCCATACACAATACCACCATTGGCGAATGGCGTCACGGCCACCGAGGCCACCAGACCCTGCATCATACTGATGAAGCCAGCCGCGATGCCCGCTCCGGCAAACGGGATATAGGCGTGCGCCGCCATGAACTTTGACGCGGCCAGCTCACGGAACGCCATGGCCTCTGCTTTTACAGCAGCTATCGTCGCCATCGAAGCGACTACTTCCTCCGCTCCTGCCGAGACCTTTGCCGTTGCCGCAGAGGCGGCGGTAGCACCGCTTGCCGCCACCACGGTGTTGGAGGTGGCAGTCACGGCGGTCAGTGCTTGGATGATTGAGACGACACCCTTGATGCCATCATAAATCTGAAGCGCCGCATCGACAACCCCGGTGATCGTGAGCCAGGCGTCACGGTTGCCGCGCAAAGCGTCGGTGAGCGCCGTGACGCCACCGCCAACTCCCTTCATCGTGTGCCACGAATCGGTCAGCGTGATGTTGCTTTTACGGATGCGCCGCTCGTACTCCTCGTAGGTTCCAATAAGCTTCGCTATGGCAGCACGTTGTGCCTCGTCGATGGGGTTCTGGGCGTCAGAGAGCATGTCCCGCAACTCTTTAACTCTCTTCTTAACACCGTCAATCCCGATTGCTTTCAGCTCCAGCATCAACGGCTTCCCCTCCATGGCGTCGAGTTTCGACACTTCCTGTTCCATTTCGGGAATGCGGGTCAGCCGTTTCAAGGCTTCGCGCTTCTTCTCCAACTCCAGCACCGTGCGCTGGATGCCGTCTATCTCCGATGCGCTGGCTTTTTTCTGCTTTGCCTGATAATAACTGACGGCATCGTCCAGCGACTCCATGGTGTTCAGGCGCGAGATATCCTCGGGTACCTTCAGCTCATCAAGTGTCTCATCCCACTTTTTCTTCAGCTCGTCCAAGGCGTTGATCTGCTTCTGGATCTCCACGCGCTCCGTCGCAGTGGCGGTTTTCAGCAGCTCGGCATAATGCTGCAACTCGCCTTCGAGTTGTCGATAGGTTCGGATCTTCTCAATAGGGATGCTGACGTGGGTGTTGAGCTCAAACGCAGTCTTCAACTCTTCAAGAGCGTCAATCTGCTTCTGAATCTCCACGCGCTCCGTTGCGGTGGCAGTCTTCAACAGACTGGCATAATGCTGCAGCTCGCCTTCGAGTTGCTGGTAGTTCTGTATCTTCTCGATAGGAATACCGACGTGCGCATTGCGTTCCAACGCCGTTTTAAGGTCGTTCAAACGCTGTATCTCCATACCAATCGCCGCAAGCTCACTGGCAGACGCTCTCTCACGGAGCCCCTGCTGGTAGGACAACTCTGCGTCAATGTCCTTCAAGGTTCTCAGCTCTACGGGGCGGCTGGCCGCCTCCTGCAAGTGCGTGATGGCATCCTGCTGCTTTCGAAGGGCAGTGATTTTCCTTGAATATAGCGCAATGGCCGCGGCGTCTGTTCCATTAGCGGTTTCCAGCTTGTTCTGGTAATACTGTATGTTGTTACCAATCTCTTTGTAACTCCGAGCGTTTGCAATGAGGTTTTTGCCGCTGAATCTATCCTTGGCCCCCGTCTTGCCATCGCCGCTTCCACTATCAGTAGTCGGGGCGTTCAGTTTCTTGTTTCTGGCCAAGGCTGCCTTTGCATTCTTGGCCTTGGCCTTGGTATTCGCATCTGTTGCCTTGGTATTCGCATCCAGTTCTGCCGTCTCTTGAGCGACACCATTATCCTTGATGCCAAAAAATGTCTTCACCCACTCCCAGGCCTTCTTGATTACCGCGCTTGCCTTCTCGAATGCCTTGACGAGATAATCCCACACGGCACCGGCCAATTTCTTCACGCTGGACCAGAGAGCGTCGCAGTTCTTCCGGAAACGCTCATTGTTTTTGTATGCGGCCACCAGCATGCCCACCAGCGCCGACACTGCCATCACGACGACACCGATGGGGTTGGCGCTGAGGACCAGGTTAAGAGCGACCTGTGCGGCTTTCCAAATACTAGACGCGACTGCCACTGCTTTTGAGGCGGCCGCCTGCGCGAGCGTGGCCACCTTCATGGCTTTCAGCCCGGCCACCATACTCTTGACCCCGTGGCTGAGCTGCACAATCCCCATCAGTGCGACACCACTATTGGCTATCCATTCCACATACGGGCCGGAACTGCTGGCCAGGGCGCCGGCCCAGTCCATCAGGGCGTGCATCTGGTTGGCAAGAACCATCCGCAGGCTCTCCCCGGTCGATGACATGTTGTCAAAGGCCTCGTCCATCTCGCCAGCCGAGTCCGCCATCGCACCGATGTTCTGCGAGAACTTCTCTTTTTGTTCACCTGTCAGCGAGCCAAGCAGGCGCATGGCCTCGGCGCTTCCGAAGAGCTGGCCGTAGATGGTCTGGCTGAGTTGTCCGGTCTTGGCGGCATATTCCTGGATACTCGCGTCGAGACCCAACAGAAAGTTCTCCAGGCCGCCGGCGGCCTGGATGCTCGCTGCATTAAAACCGATACCCATCTCGTTGGCGGCCTTGGTCGCCTCGGCAGATGGCTTGATAAGGGAATTGAGCACCGCCGCCAGCTGGGTGGAGACTTCCGCAGTGTTACCAGTCACACCTGTCGTGGTGGCGAACACCGCCATCAACTCGTCCATGGAGACACCAAGCTGCGATGCGCTACCGCTGACACGGGGCAGTGCCTGGGCCAACTGCTCAAAACTGGTCACGCCGTTCTTGGCAGTCATCTGTATTTTGTCTTGGATGTTTCCCGCCTGATCCCATTCCAAGCCGTAGTTCTTGATAAGCGTCGAGGTGACGGTTACGGTCTCGCCCAGGTCGGCGATGCCACCCACGGCACTGCGGCTCGACTTGTTGAGAAACTCAATCCAGTTATCCTCGGGCACGCCATTGGAAATGACTTGGTACAAGCCATTGGCCAGCTCCTCCCTGGCAAGCGGTATATTCTTGCTCAGCTCCACCACTTGCTGGGTGAGCGCGTCAAACTCCGCACCGCTCTTGCCTGCCATCGTGTTGGCACTGCGCATGGCCGTCTCGAAGCTCTCGAAAGGCCCGGCAAGTCCGTTCACCATGTCACCAAGCTCGCGGATCGAGCGTACCGCCGCGTCAAGGACGAGGCTCTTCTCTGCCATCTCACGGAGATGGTTGCCCGTGGAGACGGCCGTAGCGCCAACCTCGTCAAGGACCTTGTCAAGACCTTCCGCTTCCACGGTCAGCTGCTGGAACACGCCACCATCGTTGCTCTTGATCTTGATTTGAAATTCTACTGCCTTTGCCATGTTATCCTTATTTTAACCCGAAACGCCGCTTGGCGGCCTCGAATCGGGCGTTGAACTCCTCCTTGCTTATCTCCTCACGCTCCTCGGGAGGCTGCTCCTCGTCCCATGGCAGCGGTAGGATTTCATGCGGCCGGAGAGTACCTTTCGCATAGGGCTGGAGGGCGAAGAGCGCTGATACGCGCGTGCGTTCCCAAGCACTGCGCTCCGCATCACGCCTGGTTTCCGCCCATCGCTCCCAAGCCTTGTAAAACTCAGACGGGGTGCATCGCTCAAAGTCCTCCCTACTCATCCCGATACACCCCATCGCAACGCCGAGCAAATCCTCGACGCTTACTTCGTTGCCTCCTGTTGCGGAGGCGTTTTTTTTTCGCTATCCATGGATGCGTAAAAAGAGTTCACCGTGTCGGGTTCCAGAAGGTCGGCAAAGGTCTCGAAGTCGTAGGTAAACGCTACCTTGTCGGCGTTGCACGCGCTCTTAACGCAGCAATACACGAACTGCATCAGCTCGGAGATGTCACCCTTCTCCAGCCGGCTCACGTCCTTGCCAGTCTCGTTCTTGAAGCGGACCATGGCACCCATGGTCACACGGCAGGGATATTCCTTGTCGCCCAGTTTGATTTTCACTACATTCATAAGCCTATACTGTGCCAGCCGCTTCGGTGATGCCCGTGCCCACCTTCTCCACCTTGCCGCAATTCTGCAGCGTAATCGAATACTTCGCGTCATCGCCAGCCTGGGCGTCGAGGTCCAGGGAGGTGATCAGATACTTGCCCTGGTAGCCGCCAGCGGCCTTGCCAGTGCGCTTGTCACCATCGCGCAGGTTGTAAGCCGCATCAACGGGCTCGCCCTTCAGCATGGCGTCCTTCACCTGGTCATACGACGGAACCTCGTCGGTGCCATCCGTCAGCACCACGCCGTCGGCGGAAATCTGCTCTGAGAAACTCTTCACATACGATTCCTTCCACTTGCCACCGGATGCCTCTTTCGTCACACGCTCGCCAGTTTCGGCCGAGGTGGAAACTTTGCAGCCCGTCGAGAAGCCGAGGGCGTTCCCACCCATGGACAGAATCAAGTCCGTGCCGTCCAATACACTTTTTGCCATATCTTTCTTGTTATGATTGTTAATACTATGCCAGCCAAGAAGCCAGCTATAAAAACACTCCAAACGGGCCAAGTCTTCCAGGACCTCAACCGCTCCTCCTTCAGTATCTCGCTGCTACTGCGCAGGTGCGAGTTGGCCACGCTCAGCCGCTCGTTCTCGGCCTCGTAATAGGCACACAGGCGCGACAGACTGTCACAACCGCTCTCTATCAGCAGCGTCGGCATGCCGCCCTTTTGTCCTTTCCGCACGATGGCCTTCACGTGGGCACGTCCGGAGCTCGCCACATACGACGCACCCTCAGGCAGATGCCACAGGGTCGTGTCAAGTGCTATCGCCAGCCGGGCCGTGTCCGCGGCCACCGGCTCCGTCCAAAACGTCTGCCGCACCGTCCTCACGTCCCTTGACACGCTGTCCCTTGCCTCCGCGCTTGCCGCTTGCCTTTCGGCGCTCGTCACTTTCCGCGTCGAGCTGCAGCTCGCTGCTGACAGGGCAATTGCCACTGTGAGGGCAGCGCTGAATAGCCTGAATAGCCCTCGTGAGGCGGTTGAGCGCATAGCGTATCTGTTTGTTCTCGGCGCCCAGCCCCTCCATTGCTTTCGTACTTTCATCTACTTTCTTCTGCGTCGCGAGCAGCTCTCGGCTGATATCCTCGTACATCAATTTATATGTGTCATGCACGCTCTTCGCCGACTGAGCCGACTTCACCTTGCGGTTCGCGACCCAAGCGATGGCGGCACCTATGCCGCCCGAGGGTATAGCCCATTGCAGGATCTGCATGATAGTCTCCGCCATCCCTTGTCTGATTTTTTGGTTATTTTGTCGTACTTCTTACTGTCTGATACCGATGCTCCGCAGCCATGCCTGCACGTCAAAGCTGGGACACGCCTTGCTCACGCCGGGCAGCTCACCATGGCCAACGATACGGACCTGCGGGAAACGCTTGTGAAAGCGCCGCACATAGTCCGCCATCGACCGAAGCTGGGCGGCCGTGCGGGTGTCCTTCGCCGTCTTGCCGTCCTTGGCCAGGCCACCGGCATACACCACGTGGCGGCTCACGCTGTTGTACCCACGCGCACCGTTCGTCACCTCCCAGGGGTCCACCTCGGCATCCTCGTTGTTGCCAGCAAGCCGCTCCACGGTGCCGTCCAGACGGATCAGGTCCGTATAGCCCACTTGCTTCCAGCCACGGCCGCCATTGGCGACGGGAGCCGTGTGCCAGAGGCGGATGTCCGCCCCCGTCACCTCCCGCCCCTCGGGAGTCGCCGTACAGTGAAGCACCAGATACTTCATCCTCGCCATGGTTACACAGCCTTGTAGCCACTCATCACCACGACACCGGCATCCTCCTTCTTTGGCATACAGATGAAGCGGTGGCGGAAGTTGATTTTGTTGCGCTGATACTCCGGGTCGTTCTCTGCAGGCGCCCAGTACATCTTCGTCGAGCCGGTGGCCATGAACACGCGGGCCGTATAGAAAGCGAACGAAGCCTGGAACTCTCCTGCCACTGCCGCCGTGCCAAGGTCCTTCTTCGTGCCAGTCTGGGTATAGATGGGGTTGTTGGCAAACTCGTAGATGTCGAACCCGTACAAGCGTCCGACAGTTCCGTCGTTACGGTTGATGTTGTACTGCTCGCGGAATGTCTGCTCAATCTCCAGAAGGTCGTTGATGTGGTCCGAGCACAACACGAGCCGGCGCCCCTGGGATGGCACTTTCAGAGCGTCCATCTGGCGCTTCGCGCTGAGCAGGTCGGTCTTGGTCATCTTCAAGCGTCCTGTTACAGGGTCCTTCTCACCAGTGGTTTTCAGCACAGGCGTCTTCTCCGTATTCTGCTTCGCACAAAGCGCATGGGCAGCCTTCGCAAACTTGGCATCGTTGATGGCGTTGCCATGGGATTCCTTCACTCTTGACATTTTGTCGTAACTGATGGCATAGAGCTCATCATCGGTGATGGGAGTCACCTTGGTCTGGAACTTGTCAAGCTGGATGGCGATGTCCTTGTCGCTAAGTGCCTGCAAGGGGATTGGGTAGGTCGTGTTGTTGACAAGCACCTCGGGATCGACGCCTACCTCCACCAGATGGATGACATCGTTGTCAACGACGCTTGAGGCGTCAGGAATACCCTCAAGCCAAGTGGCTTCCAAGCCACGGCGGAGGTATTTGACCAACTCGCCCGTCCAGATCTCCTTCAGCACGCCCTCGCGTGCCACGTCCACTGGCATTGCACCGCTCACGGCTAATGCGATGGCATTGGCACCTACTGCACCTGCCACGGGCGACACGCCCAAAGTCATACCGAACACAGCTCCTGTAAACGCATTGAACAGCAAAGCCGTAATCATGGTCAAAATTGTTTTCATTTTTTTTGTATTATTGGTTTGTACTTAAAGTTCACATTCCATGCCGTACTCCTCCTTGTAGAGTCGCTTATACTCCTCGGGCTGCTCTTTGCGGAGTGTAAGGAGTTCGGCAGACGGCACATCGCTCAGTTTCTTGTATGTGGCAGGCTGCTGGGTTGAAGCTCCACCCTGGTGGCCGATAACGGCACTGAGCTTCATCTGTGGCGACATGGCAGAGATGATGCGCTCCAACTTCTCCTGGCCGACCTCCTTGCCAAGGTTGATAAACTCATCCTTCTTGTCAGGGGTGATACGCTTCTCTCCTACCGCTTTTTCCACGGCGGCCGTGATACTGGCAAGCGTGAGGGTCTCCTTCTCCTTCTGGAGTCTCTCGTTCTCTTGCTTAGCAGCATTCAGCTCGCTGAGCTTGGCGGTGATCTCCGCATCAGTCGCCGTTTCCGGCAAGCCCAACTGTAGGGCATACTGTTTCTGTTCCATTTGTTTTTGATTATTATTGTTCAACATTGGCAAGGGACACTCGCTGTCCTTGCCGAGAGTGATTTTCTTGCCGTCTTTCTGCAACACGATGGCGTCGTCGTTGGATCCGACGTCCACCAGACTGACCTCAAACAGCTTGCTCTTGGTGACGGTAGGGCGGGTCTGTCCTTGCACCAGCAACTCGGGGTCTTCGCTCGTCTCCAGGATGTCGAGTCCTGCGCTCACCATTTTCAGACTGCCGAACTCGTACTGCTTTTTGCAGCGCACGGAAAGCTCGGAGGCCTCGTCAAACATCAGTTCGCCAGTCACCTCGCCATTCTCCACCTTCAAGTCCTTCACGTAGCCTATCACATTTCCACGCTCGTGCATGTATAGCAGGACGGGGTTGCGCTGGTACTGTTCCACGTTCATGCCAGCCGTCAGCACTCTTGTCCCGTAGCTGTTCAGGCTGTCGTTGGTTATTCTGACGCGTTTTCCTTTACTCATATATCATTGTCGTTTTCTGGGCAGTATTGCCCGATTCGCGGTTTCCGAGTGCAATATTACGAGGTAATTGTCAACCCGCCAAAAAAGTGTGCAATGGTTGCACACTTCTATGAAACCATTGCACACTTTTTTGGCGGGACACTGAAATCGTGGCACTTTTGCACAAGAATTCGGGGCGTGGTGTGTCCCGAAGTGAACAAACAACCTTATCAAACATGACAAAGGCAGATATAGAAAAGAAGAAATCGCTGGCACGCACGCTCTATCTCTCGGGTATGGAGCAGCAGGAGATTGCGGAGAAGGTGGACGTGTCGCGCGTCACCATATCCAAATGGTGCTCAGCCGAGGGGTGGAAAGAGGCTCGCGCCGCAAAGAACATCACACGCCCCGAACTGGTGAACAAACTGTTGCTCACCATCGACACACTCATTACACAAGTGAATGACTCCAACGACCCTGCACTCATTGCAGGACTTGGCGACAAGTTGGCCAAGCTCTCTTCGGTCATCGAGAAGCTCGACAAGAAGGCCAACGTGGTGGATGCCATCGAGGTGTTCATGGCATTCTCCAAATGGTTGGAGTACCGCTCGCAGACGGACCCCGACGTGACTCCCGAGTTGATGCGCGTCATCAACAAGTACCAGGACATGTACATCACGGAGCAGATGGGCATCAAATAGCGGAGGCAGCCTATGGCAACAGCAGCAGAGAAGAAAAAGGCATACGAGGAGTGGAAAGAGCGGTGCCGGCAAGTGCAGGCCATTACGGACACGTCCCTTCTGAAAAGCGAGACGTCCGTGGAAAGGGACCAGCGCATCAAGCGGCTGCTCAACAACTATGCGGCGTTCTGCGAGTACTACTTCCCCCACTTCCTGCAATTGCGTGACAAGTCGACCGGCGAGGTCATACGCACCATCCACAATGCGCCATTCCATAATGAGGCGGCGCGCAAGGTACGCAACACGCCCGACTTGAAGGCGGTGTTCATGTGGCCGCGTGGCCATGCCAAATCTACTCATCTGGATGTGTTCACGCCGCTCTGGTTGATGTTCCAGCCAAAGCGGCTCATCAACTTCATGGTGGTCGTGGGAAAGTCGGAGGACAATGCCGACCGACTGCTTGGCGATATTCAGGCCGAGCTGGAATACAACCAGCGTCTCATTGCCGACTTCGGACAGCAGAAGAACGATGGCGGATGGCAGGAGGGTGAGTTCAAGACCAAAAACGGCGTGAAGTTCCTTGCCTGCGGTCGTGGACAGTCGCCTCGTGGTCTGCGTGACCGTGAATCCCGTCCTGATTACATCGTCATCGACGACCTTGACGACGATGTGCTTTGCAAGAACGACAAGCTGGTTCACGACTTGACCGACTGGGTGAAGGAGGCGCTCTTCGGTGCGCTCGATGTGGGCCGCGGACGCTTCATCATGGTGGGCAACCTCATTAGCAAGAACTCGGTGCTCTACAACCTCTCACGCACAAAGGGTGTGTTCCTTTCTAAAATCGTAGCGGTCGATCGTAACGGAGAGCCGGTGTGGAAAGAGAAATGGACCAAAGAGGAGGCGCAGGCTTACCGCGACTTCGTGGGCTATCGGGCCTGGGAGAAGGAGATGATGCACAACCCAATCGTGGACGGCACCATCTTCCGCGCGGAGTGGATTCGCTACAAGCGGCTGCCGAAGCTGGAGAAGTACGACATGCTGGTATGCTACACGGACCCTTCGTTCAAATCGACGACGGCCAATGACTACAAGGCGTGCCGATTGTGGGGGAAGATCGGCTCCCAACTGCATCTCATAGATAGCTTTGTGCGCCAGGCGACGGTCAGCGAGATGGTGCGGTGGTTGTACGACCTCTATGAGCGCACACGCGATACGGTGGCCATCCAGTTCTTCATGGAGGCGAACTTCATGCAGGACGTGATCCTGGACGAGTTTGCGTGCGAAGGTGAGCTGCGTGGCTACCAGTTGCCCATCATGCCCGACAAGCGGAAGAAGCCTGACAAGATCCAGCGCATCGAGGCGGTCAGCCCGCTCTGGGAGCGAGGCTTCGTCTGGTACAACGAGCGCAAGAAGGAAGACCCTGACATGCAGGTGGGCATAGAGCAGACGTTGGCACTGGAGCGTGGCAGCCGTGTGCATGACGACGCGCCTGACGCTGACGAGGGCGCTATATGGATGCTCCAGCGCAATACGCGACAAGAGAGTTTCAAACCGGTGTTCGGCAAAAGGCCGACCGCCAAAAACATTTGGTGACGATGATACAACTTATAAAGGACATTATCTGGGAATGGCAGTGCAAGCGTGCCATCAAGAAGGCCAACAAGCTCTCAAAGCTGTTCGGCATGAAATATTATGTGATTTACATGAACGGCTCGCTGAAGATCGTGCCGAAGCGCACCATCCGCGAACTGGTCGCGAAGCACCGATTCCGCAAGGGTATCAGGATTGCCGACATTGAGCGCCGCGCCCTGTATGTGACACGTTAAAAAGGAGGACAGACATGTTTATCACAGATAATGATTACAGGGTTGTCATAGGCGAGAATGCGCTGAAGGTCGTGTCGCAGGCATCGCAGGAGATACGCGACAATGCGGAGCTGGAGGCTTGCGAGGAGATATCCGGCTACCTCCGTCCGAAATACGACACGGAGGCGGTGTTCTCGGCCGAAGGAGAAAGCCGCAACCGCCTGGTGGTAATGTATGCCGCAGACATCGCACTTTATCACATGATTGCGGCAATGCCCCAGAAGATGGGCAGTGAGATACGCAAGGAGCGCTACGAGCGAGCCGTCAAATGGCTGGAGGGCGTGCAGGCTGGCAGAATCATCCCGGACTTGCCCCTCGCCACCAACGGGGACGGCACGCCAACAGGCGACTTGCTATTGTTCGGTTCACAGAAACAATTACGACATAATTGGTGAGCAAATGAGAGCAGAGACAAAATTCATTTTGGCTATGCCGAGTGCAGCCAACAATCAAAGAATTTAACTGGTAACTATGGATATAAAGAACTTTTTCAGCGGTATGTTCGGAGGTGGAAACATACTGCACACGCCGCATGGAGACTTCAACCTGGCAAAGTCGTCCGACCGCAAGCGCATGAAGAAGATGGTCATCGAACTGCAACGCACCACCGATGCGCTCACACGCAGGGACATTGCCGACTGGCGACTTGCCTGGCAGATGGCCATCAATGTCGATAGCCCGAACCGCCAACGGCTCTACGACATATACCGCGATGTGGATATAGACCTTCACCTCTCGGGATGTGTGCGTCAGCGGGTGGGATTCGTCATGGCGAAGTCTTTCAAACTGGTCGATGCCAAAGGCAATGAGGACGAAGAGGCTCACCACTTTTTCGACCAAGCGTGGTTCAAGCAAATGTTCGAATATGCGCTCGACGCCAACCTCTGGGGTCACTCGCTCATCGAACTGGGCGACCTCACCACCGATGGCGACGGATGTCCATGCTACACGGACGTGAAACTCATTCCGCGGAAGCATGTGATACCCGAATACGGCCGTGTGATTCAGCAGCTCGGGCAGGACTGGACTACAGGCGTTGAATACCGCTCCGCACCTTTCACCGACTGGCTCATTGAAGCCGGACGGCCTGACGACCTCGGCTTGTACCTGAAGGCTGCGACACAGACTATCCCGAAAAAGAACATGCTGGCATTCTGGGATTCCTTCGGCGAGATTTTCGGTATGCCGATGCGTATTGCACGCACCACCTCACGAGACCCCAAGGAGATGGGACGGCTTGATAAAATGCTCAAAGATGCCGGAGCGAGCCAGTACATGGTGGCCGGGCAGGACACGGAGATAGAATTCGTGGAGAGTGGCAAGGGCGATGCCTTCAATGTCTATGACAAACGCATAGACCGCGCCAACTCGGAACTATCAAAGCTCATCATAGGGCAGACTATGACCATCGAGGACGGCAGCAGCCTCTCGCAGTCGGAGACACATCTGAAGGTGTTCGAGAATCTGGTGGAGAGCGACTGCACCATGCTGCGCGACATCGTCAACAATCAGCTTATCCCACGCATGGTGAAGCACGGCTACCCGATCAAAGGACTGCGCTTCGAATGGGATGATGCGGTCGATTACACACCGGAGCAGCAGGTGGCATACGAAACGATGATCGCTGACCGCTATGATGTGGATTCATCCTACTTCGCGGAGAAATACAGTATGCCAGTAGGCGAGCGGCGCAACGCGCAGCCCATGCTACCAGATGGCGGTGACGATGGTGACAAAGAAAACAATGAGCCTAAGGAACAGCAGCAAAACACGCACGGCAGTTTTTTCGATTAAGCCCCACTGATTATGTGGGGCTGCACCTGCGGTATGCCGAAATATTAGGCAATGACATTTCTGTTTCTTCGTTATGCCTTAGTAAAAAGGAAGAGGAAATTGATACCATTGCAAAAAAGTGGGCAAGTGTCATCAGTAATAAGTATGCAAGAGAAGATGCAGAAGAGGCTGCAAGGATTGTGTTAAGAAGTGGGATTGTAACAGAACTACCCGAGTTGCGTGAGGCGGATTTAGGAGGAAGAAAACGCTTTTTTGGTCTAACTCGTGCAGATTTCCACGCTGCTATATGCGAAGGAGACACCAATGTTATCAAAGTGAACAAACGTGCTTATAAAACATGGGTAAAAGATACTGATGATGCAGACCGTGGGGGATGGCATGCCCAAAGAAACACCATCTTACACGAATTGGGGCATTATATCGACTTTTGTAATGATCCCGATTTTTTCCGATCGGTGGAACACGAATGGAGCTTGGATAACGTAGATAAGAAAATTGTCAAAAAGCAACTGTCCGAGTATTCCCTTACCAATCGTGCCGAGTTTGAGGCGGAACTGAACTCAGCAATACTAAGCGGAAAGGTTTTCTCTGAGGATATACTTTCGCTCTCACACATGAAACAAACAAAAACAGCTATTGCCAAGCAATTACTTGACTACGGCTCTGGAAAGAATGTGTGTCTTCCGAGTGAAGAGGTTAGCAAGGGCTTCAAGGATGCGATGAAAGTTGTATTCAACCAAAAGGGTGGTTCTTTCTCTATTGACATCATGGCAGATAGCAAAGTTCAAAATCTGATAGAGGCTCATACTGATGTGCTCAACAGAAATATACAACGCTTGGAGATGTCTGACACCATGCGCAAGCGGCTTACACGCTCTAACTATATCTTCTCAGGCATGAAGACTTTCCACGAACTCAACGAGGCGTTCACTTCATTGCTCGATTCTAACGGCAACAGAAAGACGTTCGAAGCCTTTTTGAACGATGTTCGTAAGATCGACAAGACCTACAACTCCAACTATCTCCGTGCGGAGTACAACTTCGTACAGTCGTCTGCGGAGATGGCTGCCAAGTGGGAACGGTTCTCGGAGGACGGCGACCGCTACAACCTCCAGTACCGCACGGCAAACGATGACAAGGTGCGTCCGGAACATGCTGCGCTAAATGGCGTAACGCTTCCGCCGTCAGATCCGTTCTGGGAGGAATACTATCCACCCAATGGATGGAACTGCCGTTGCACTGTAGTGCAGGTGCGCAAGTCCAAATATCCTGCCACACCCCACGACGAAGCGATGGCACTGGGTGAGGAGGCTCTGCAACGTGACACAAAGGGCATCTTCCATTTCAATCCAGGAAAACAGAATAAAACCGTACCCGACTACAACCCCTACACTATTCGTCGTTGCCGTGACTGTGACATAGCAAAGGGTAAAATCAAGTTGGCAAGGTTTGTTCCTGAGAATGAGTTGTGTTCTGCGTGCAAGCTCATACATTCATGCTGGGCTAAAGTCAAAGAAGAAACACCAGAAACATTCACTGAGTGCGAAACTTCAAACGGCAAATTGCGGGTAAGCTCAAAGCATGGAAAAACAGAAAAGAAAGAAAATGTGAGAGTGGGTAGGTATCTTGCCGAAAAGCATGGTTACGAAATTGACCTTATCGCAAATCCGCAGAATGAGACATCTGCCGATAGTTTCAATAAAACGTTAGGAATAGAGCAAGAGTACAAAGTCAATGCTACACCAACAGGGAATTCCATAGACAACCTCATTAGAAAGGGCGCAAAGCAAGCACATGATTTAGTTCTGTTTGTTGACTCTGGTATTTCTTTAGACAAACTGAGTAGTGCCTTACATAACAGGGTAAGAAGAACAGACCTCAATTCTGTCATGGTGGTCATTGATGGAATGGACAGAACCTACACCTACGATGAAATATCCACAAATGGCTTTAAAATAAGACAGGCAGACTTGAAATAATCAAGACTGCCTGAATGTAGGGTCCAATCCTCTTACGAGGAATGATCCGATGCAAAGGTAATAATAATTTCCCGAAACACAACAAAATATGGAAGAAAAAACAAACAACGATGAAAAAAACGCTGATTTCCTCAATGAATCAGTAAAGATAGCACTATGCTTGCCGACAAAAGTAGAACACCGAGGCTCAACAGCCAGGGAAAGACTTTCGCAAGTATTCCGTAAACTGGCGAGACGGGTAATTCTTCTAGATGGGTATTCCTTGCTCGATATTGCCGTTGCGCATTCTCCAGTTCTTTGCAAAGCATTGAAACTGACCAGAAGCAGAAGCACACGCCAACAAGAACAGACAACAACAGAAACAATACACCACATACTGTCAGAACACGAAGAGACATACACTGTGAAGACGTATCGCCAAAAACAGTTACAAGACCAATTAACGTTGCACTTGTCATGGTACAATGACGAATTAAAGATTCTCGTTGATGCGCCACGCGGTCTTTTTCTGACATTATTGCTTTCAGGAAACTATCCTTATCATTTTTACGGTATTCTATATACATAGTTTTTTTGATGCAAAGGTATAACGTTTCATTCAAAACTTTCAACGATGAACAAAATTTTCTCATTTCTAAAGAAAAGCAACCGCTACAAGCATCTTATCGGCGGTTTATTGGTCGGTCTGTGCGCATTGTCGACATGGCCGGCCATCTATTCTGCCATCGTCGCAGCCTCATGTCTCGAACTCAAAGACAAGCTCCACGGCTGTCAATGGGACTGGATAGACTGGGCCTGCACAGTGCTCGGGGGCATCATTGCGATGTCGTTTTGGCTCATTGTGTAGCGCCCGGCCATTTTTTACACCGAGAATGAGTAACTTTGCAGCCTGGTAGAGTTTCCCATAGGCCGCGTGGTCTATCGCGGGTACAACAATGCGAACGCGAATGGCGGTGTCTCGTTTGCGAATGCGAACAACGATGCCTCGAATGCGAACACGAATGTCGGCTCGCGCCTGGAAATCTAGCTAATCGGCGTACAACGATGGGGACGTGTCCCCGATGCGGTGCCGAGGGAAACGAGCCACAGCAAAAGCACCTCGACGAGGTGGAAAGCTGAAACATCAAGTGTCGGGCAATGGAGTTTGGTAGATCGGCAACGATTCGAAGAAGTCTGGCCCGGGGAAGGAAGGCCCTAATCTTCCAACACAAAAAGAAGACCATGCACAGAGAAGGCTATATCATGCAAGAGGTGACGTCCTATGGCAACATGTCGGAGGCGTTTGACCGTGTGCTTCGTGGGACCAAACGAAAGAGATGCCGTCAGGGCCGCTATCTGCTCGCCCATCGTGAAGAGGTTATAGCAGAATTGACGGCCAAACTTGCCGACGGCTCCTTCCGGCTCGGCTGCTATCACGAGCGTATCATCTGTGAGTATGGCAAATCAAGACGCTTGCAGATTCTGTCCATGTACGACCGCATCGCCGTGTATGCGGTGATGAACGTCGTGGACCAGCATCTGCACAAGCGGTTCATCAGGACGACTGGAGCTAGTATCAAGAGACGTGGCACGCACGACCTGCGCAAGCGCATGCAACTGGACATGGAGCGCGACCCCGAAGGCACACGCCATTGCTACAAGTTCGACATCAAGCATTTCTATGACAATACTAAGCCTGAGTTTGTCATGTATTGCTTCCGCAGAGTATTCAAGGACAATGTTCTGTTGTCGCTCCTGGACCATTTCCTACACCTCCTGCCCGAGGGTATCAGTTTCGGTCTGCGAAGCTCGCAAGCTTCCGGCAACCTCCTTTTGTCCGTGTTCCTTGACCATTACCTCAAGGACAAGCATAGCGTCCGCTACTTCTACCGCTATTGCGACGATGGCATCGTGCTGTGCGGCAACAAGCGAGAGAACTGGATGGCACACGACATCGTGCACGAGCAGGTCGCGAAAATAGACCTTGAAATCAAGAGGAACGAGAGGGAATTCCCATCGGCGCAGGGCATCGACTTCCTGGGGTATGTTACGTTCAGCGGATCATACTCGCTGCTACGCAAGCGCGTCAAGAAGAAGTATGCAAGGAAACTGCACAAAGTCAAGTCAAGAAAGAGACGGCGAGAACTGATTGCGTCATTCTATGGGATGGCCAAGCACGCTTGCTGCCGAAATTTGTTTTATAAGTTAACAGGCAAAGAAATGAGATCATTCAAGGATTTAAATGTCGCTTACAAGCCGGAAGACGGCAAGAAGCGGTTTGCGGGTGCGGTGGTAAGCATCCGCGAGTTGGTGAACCTGCCCATTGTGGTAAAAGACTTCGAGGTTGGAGTCAAGACCAGCCAGGGCGAAGACCGCTGTGTCGTGTCGATAGAGCAGAACGGCGAGCCAAAGAAATTTTTCACCAACAGTGAGGAGATGAAGAACATTCTCCAACAAGTGAGTGAAATGCCGGACGGATTCCCCTTCGAGACCACCATCAAGACGGAGACCTTCGGCAAAGGTAGAACCAAGTACATTTTCACATGACGAACAGAGTAAACGGAGCGCAGGGGGTGAGGCTGATCGAATGCACCAACCCTGTCAAAGACAAATGGCGCGTCCGCTGGGACGTGCATGACAACGAGGACGGATCCGCCGACTATATGGAGGCGGAGTTTCATGGGAGACCGTCTGATGATACCATCAAGGCCATGATGTCGCAGTGGTTCAACGACCGCACTATCGAGACCATACGCTCGGGCTTCGCGTGGCACGGCATGAGCGTGTGGCTCTCGGCCGAGAATCAGTTCAACTACAAGGCAGCATACGACTTGGCAGTATTGTCCGACGGCAAGACATTGCCCGTCACGTTCAAGTTCGGAACGAGCGATAAACCATGCTATCATACGTTCGCCGACATTGACGAGCTGACGGACTTCTACACCAAGGCCATGCGCCATATCCAGGACACGCTGGCTGACGGTTGGAAAAGCAAGGATAATTTCAATCTGGAATTATACCGCGTTTAGGAGAATCCCTTCGGGGGAGGGTTACAAAGAGCCCCGGCGGTAGTTTGTCCGTCGGGGCTTATTATTTTATTTTTCACTTAGTTTCGGGTGTTCTGATAAATACATATCCCTTAACCGTAATCCTAATACAAAACAAATATCGTTTATCGTAATATCATATTGTTTGCCATCAGGCAACGTCCATGTTGGCTCGTTATATACATAATTCTTCATAGAATTAAAGGCTGGAGTAGAAACCAATGACAAGCATGCAGCGTTGGACAACTGTTCCACATCCAAAGCAACTAAGGGGGAATTGTCTGATATGTAGCCAAACAACCTCTCCTTATTGTCCTTCAAGAATTGTTCGCCATTGATTGCCGCAAACAGTTTTTCACCAGTTGGATTCAATTTTCGCGGGCTTGATTTCATTGAAAAAACTGATGATGATTTTGGGTATTTCTCTACCAATACAGTTTTAATCTTCGTAATGTCGTCATGATGCGCGTTACATGGTAAGTGCTCCGTCATGTTTTCCAACTTTGTCACCGATTTCTCTATATTGTCAATGCGCACAGATGTTTGTCCCATCTTAAACACTTTGGACAATATAAACCATACGCCACCAAGAATAGTGGCGACAGCACCGATTACCGTACAGATAATTTCTATCACATTCATAGTTCTTTCTTCGTTCATTATTGAACGCGCTGCAAATATACAAAGAAAATCCATCATTCCCAACGGAACAATGGATTTTTTTCTCATTTACAGCATTTTATTACCATATATTCTTATTTGCAGTCTATCGCAATAGGTAACGCACCGCATAGCTGTCGATGCTCTCAAGTATCTCCTCATGGTTGTGGTTGGTGTCCGTCTCGGCCAGCACCATGCCGTTGAAGTCCTCACCGCTCAGCCCGTCGAGGGCCGCATGGACCTGTCGGCAAAGGTCGAAAGCTGCATCATGACCACCGTCTGCCCAGTCCGTCACAAGGTGAATAGTAACAAGGCCCTTGCCACGCTGACTGCCGCCTTGAAATGGCGACCACTCTATCTTTCCAAATTCCACAAAGACGGCTGGACGCGCCCATCCTTCTTCCTGCTCTACAAACTCCACATTGTGGTTCCACAAATCGACGTGCTGCACTTCAGGCACGTCGCTCGCCAACTTCTCTTTGATGGCATTGAATAGTTCTTTTCTCATTTTCATTTCATTTTGAATTCGTATTCCAAATACTCCGCAAGGTTCTCCTCGATGATGTCCTTGACCGCCTGCTCCACTTCGGGCGACGCTCCCAGAAAACGGCGACGCGGTATCTTGATGCTCTTGCCCACCTTCATCAGCGCCAGGTGCTTCCAAAACTCAGCCTCGGTGCTCAGTTGTATGGTGCGCTTGTCGTTGCGGCGCTCACCGTTCTTCTTGCGGCCGAAGGAGCCTGTCGCAGCATAGTATTTGTGCCAAAAATACCGCTTCATCTTGGCCGTCACTTTGATCTCGCCTCCATCGTTATGGATGGCCGCGTAGGGCAGTGTGGAGCTGAACGTGATGCTGTTGTCGGTGGTCCGGCTTCCGATGCTCTGGCGTAGCCTGCCGGTGTCTATCAGTATAGAGCCGCCTGGCCGCGTCGGGCTTCTCCTGCGCTGCCATTTCTCGTTGAAGAAGGCTTGTCGCTCGAAGTTCCGGTCAAACTCATCGCTCAGCTCCACCCTAACGTCTTGGAGAATGTTCCTGATTATTGTCTGAATGTCCTGGTTCATCGCCAAAATCAAATTGCAGATAGATCTGCGTATCCTTGGGCACCTCTTTCTTCGGATCACAAGAGGCATTGAGCAGGTTGTAAAAGGTCCGCTCGCTGATAGCATAAGTAGGATATACGTACCTGCGCCATATCTCGCGGTTGCTGATACCGCTCTTGACGTGCTGGTCGTATATCCTATTTATGTCAGCGACACGCTTCTGGTAGCTTGCTCCTCGCCTCTTCCCCATCTACTTGTTAATGCCGTGGTTTATAGGGACGGATGTCAAAGGTCACCTTGGCGCTGACCGTCATTCTTCCCGTGCCCTCGCATTGCTCACATGTGTGCTCCGCGCCTGTCTCCCGGTCGCGGAGGCGCCCCGTGCCGTAGCATTTACGACACAAGGCCACCTTGGGTTTCTTTACTACTTCCTGTATCATCTCGTTTCACGTTTTAAGATTCTGTCATGCCGAGCGGGATGGATTTCCAGACCCCGTTCTCGTTCTTGATTTCTGCTCGCACGAACTGCTTGCTCACCTCAGGCTGGTAGCTTTCCTCGATGATGCGGACGCCCTCAAGGAAACGATCGCTGCCGATATCCTGCGCCACCTTGCGAAGCTGCACGATGCGGCTTGCCTTCAGCGTGCCCTTGCCGTCGCGGGCCAGCAGGCGAAACACCATGTTCACCAGCGACTCGGTCTTGGCGTCGTTGGCAAGGCTGGAGATATACTCCTTCACGATGGCAATGCCGTCCTCCACGGTGTCGCGGTAGCCGTCCGTCACATACACGCCGAGCGTGATGCGCTGGTTGCCGTCTGAGTTTGTGAACGTATGGCTGCGCTGCCCGTCCTTCACCTTTGTCTTGAACAGCTCCGACTTCATCTTCAGTATCGTTCTGAAGTTGTCCATCACCTTCTGCTTGCTGTCCTTGATTTGCTCGCTGATGCCGAGCAGCACGGGGATGGAGCGCTCTATCTCCTCGTCCACGAGCTGCTTGTACTCGTCGCGGTCGGCCTTGGCCTTCGCCTCTGCCTCTTTCTTGGCTTTCGCCTCCTGGAATGCCTTGTACTCGGCCATTTCCTCTGCCGTCATTTCAACGGTCTGCTTTTTGCTTTCGTTCATTGTCTTGTTGCTTTTGGTTATTTGTTGCTCGTTACTCGTCCTCTTCCGAATCCTGCCAGCTGCCCTCCTCCAGCTCTTGGTCCAGCTCGTATTCGATGCTTTCGAGAAACTCGACATACTCGCTTCCTTGCAGCTCCATGTACGCAATGCTGTGGATAAAGTCCATCACGCGCTTCACTTTCCCTCTCATGCCTCACCTCCTTTCCCAAAAGACATCAGCAGATAGTCCACTTTGGGCTTCTCCATAGAGGCTGATGGGGTGGGCGGTCTCAGTCCGCCCTTGCGCTCGATAGTGCGGAGCTTCACCGCCAACTGATCCAGCTCCTCATTGTTCAGCCTTCTGAACACCTTGCCAGCAATGCGCGGGTCTTCGCAAAACGCATTGACGCGGACCCAGTCGGTGGTGTCGATGCCAAGCTTCTGCATCAATCTCAAACACTGGCTACGGTGCTTGCGCTGCTCGTCCTTGACGGCGCGTGACAATTGGTTCGTCTGCACTTCGAGCTCCACGCACATCCTGTCGTACTCCTTCCGGGTCATGTCCCTGAGCGAGGTGGTGCGCCCATTGGTGAATTGGCTTACCAAGCCTTCCTTGAACTCCTCGCCCAGCTCCTTGGTGGCAAACTCATAGTTCTTTTTGAGAATGCCGTAGAAACGTGAGAAATTGGTTACTTCCTGTGCCATTGCCCCTTGCTTTTACGGTAATCAATGTAAGTCTTGCGGGCCGCCTCGACGGCCACGGTCAAATCCTCTTTCAGCATACAGGTGTCAAGGATTGGAATGTCATCGTAGCAGACGAACAGGCGCCCGTCAAATTCTCTCACCTGCAACAGGTCGTTGGCCTCTTGCATCAGTTCCTTGCTTCGCCGTTCGGCCTGTTTTGCCAACCATTCGCGTCTTGCGCGAATCCATGCTTTGATCTCTAATTGCTTTACTTCTTTCATCTTCTTAATTATTTTAGTTACTTGTATTGATCTGCTTTGCTGCTTGCTCATGCGTCTGTGTCATTGTAAACCTCCACGGCCTTCTCGGGCCAGATGGTGTAGTACTCGCTCACGTTGCCCGAGTAGCGGCCTTGGCAGTAGGCACGGAAGCCTTGCGTCCTCACCTTCACGCCGGCAGCGTATTTCAGTCTGACGGCAGGCTTGCCCATCGGTTTGCCCTTGTCCTCCTGGCTGACAAAGATGAAGGTCTTGCGCGGGAAGCGCTTCAGGAGGGCCTTGGTCAGTAGGTATTCCCATCCTGCCTCGTAGGCGTACTGATAACTGTCCACGACGATGAATTTGGCACTCTTGGGCTTCGCCAGACGCTCCTCCAGCGCCTTGATGTCGCCATCGGTGATGATGCGAAACTTGCCCTGCACGTCGCTCATCTTAAACTGGGCCAGCCGTCGCTGCATCGACAGGCCGACTCCTTCTTCCAGGGACACGTACAACACGTTGCCTATGCCGCAGAGCATCTTGGCAAACTGCATCACGAAGGAGCTTTTGCCGCTGGCGCTCGGTCCGCTGATAAACCAGGTGTCGCCCTCTTCCGGCTCTCCGAACACATCCTTCCACTCTCCCTCAAGTGGCAGCGCCTTGTGCTTGATGTTCGCAACGTCCTTGGGACTGTAAGCTCGCTTTGCCATATCACTGCTTTTTGATATTCGTTTTCACACTCGGAAACCACAGCACGAGGTGTGCCGCATAGATGGCGTCCGTGGTTTCCAGCACGACGCACCCCTTTGTCTTGGCGCGTCGCACCCTGATGTCACACTCTCGCTGACACTCCACCCAGTCGTCCATCACGGCCCCGATTTGGCAGCCTTGTATGAGGAGCTGGATGGTGTCGCCCTCTTTGTATCCTGCTATCATGCCTGCGCCCGTTTGAGTTTCTCTATCTCGGTATATATTCTCCTCAGGCCGCCGCCTGACTTGCGCACCAGGGCTGCGATGTCCGCGTCTTTGGGGGCGTTCACCTGGGCCACCACGCTCGCCTGGTCTTTCAGAAACTTCTCGCGCTCCTTGCAGTCGTCGGGCGTCACCTTCGAGTAGCGGTCGCCGTATCGGCTGAGCATCTCTGTATAGCCCACCTTCTTGCACTCAATGGAGCGGTTGATTTTGGCTTTCAGTCCGTCCGCGCCCATCATATACCAGGCGCAGCATCTCTCGGTGGCGTTCCACAAGGCTTTGAGCTCCAGAAACGCCTCGTACTGCAGGTCGCCGGCCTCGTCCAGGATGATGAGGGGCGTGTCGATGGAGCGGAGGTAGAAGACCAGGTCCTCATAGACGTCGCTGTATCTTCCGTTCGCTCCCACACCGAACTCAGTAGCTATTTTGCGCACCAGCTTCAGCTTGGTCTTCACCTGCGAGCAATCCACATAGATGGCGTTGCGGTGGCCCTGCACATAGTAGCGGGCCGTGAAGGTCTTGCCGATGTTGGGAATGTCGCAGAGTATCGCGCTCAGTCCGCTCTGCTGGCTAAACTCCAGCTGCTTCGTGATATACTCGAAGGTGGCGGTGCGGGCCGGCTTCCATTCGATTCCGCCTCTGAGGTTCACGCCCAGCCTTCGTGCGATGGTTATCCAGTTGGCCTCGCTCAGCGCCTTGTCGGTCTGTCCGTTCTTGATGGCGCTATATACCGAGGTGCTGATGCCCAGGGAGGCTGCGTGCTTGGCGTCGCTCGGATAGTTCGTGCGGTTGGAGGCGATAGCCGCCAGTATTCGCTTCTTGTTCTCAGTAGTTATCATGTCTCTTGCTTATTGTATTCTAATATCATTCTAAAGGTCTTCCAACGGGTCCGGAATGTGATAGCTCACTTCTGCGCCCTGCTCGTTTTCCACCGTCGGAAGCTCAAGTGGTGGCGGTGGTGCAGCCTCTTCCGGGTGTTCCGACTTGGATATGCCCACGCTGGCGATGGCGTTCTTCTTCACGTATGCGTTGAAAGCCGCTATCTTCTTCTGCTGGTTCACGAATATCTCCTTGTCCTTGTCGGTCTGCTCGGCATCGGCCGTATTGAACGTGCCCACGTCTTCGAGCTTGTCGATCAGGCGGTCGTTCTGGAAGATATACACATCCGTCACGTTGCCGTCCTCGTCGGCCAGGTAGTAAGCATCCACCTTGTAGTTGTTCGGGGCAAGACGTTCGATGACCTCGGTCTTGCTCAGCCACCAGTCCTTATACGCCACACGGCAGTAGCTGTTCCTGCGTATGGAGGTCTCGGTGTGCTCGCCGATGAAGCGTGCCCACACCGATTTGTCCATGGGCTGCAGGGAAAGATTCATGTTGGCCTCAAGCACCTGCCAGCGGGTCATGCCGGGGTACTTCTTCTGATTCGGGTGGAGCGTATTGTTGAACTCCTTGATGTCTCGGATGTCGTCAGCTATCAGTTCTTCCCATGTGTAGTACTGCTTGTCCTCATAGGTGTCGTTCTTCTCGTCAAACACCTTCTTGGCCTCGGTCCGATAGTGTCTGTCTTTCGCGTAGAATCGTCCGATGCCGAGGTGGTTCCTATGCTCCACACGGCGTTTCTTCGCACCGTTCATGGGCTCGGCATACTTCTCCTGGGAGTTCATTGGCGCGCAGAAGCGGACGAAGGGGAACAATACGCCAGCCTTCAGGAAGCTCTCCTTCCATTGGCTCATCAAGTGGTTCTCCACCTCCACCTGCGCCGGGCATCCCCATCCCTTGCTCTCTATCAGCCGGAACATGGAGCGGAAGCAGTCGGCCACCAGGTCCACGTTCTTGTTGCGGTTGTAGGCATAGCCCACCACGCACTGGCTCGCCACGTCGTAGGCGTAGTATGCCTTCGGGCGCGCCTTGGTGTCCTTCAGCTTGCGCGGCAGGTCGCGGTCGTCAAACGAGATCTTCGAGAATGAGAACTCGGGAGCGTGGCGGTGGACGTGGGGCATCTGTTCGTGCATGAAGGTGGTGTAGGAGTCCTGGTGCTTGGCTATAAACAAGCGGGCGTCGGGCCTGTTCAGGTAGTTGGTGATGGTGCTCTCGCTCAGCGACCTCGGGTCGCCGTTCTTGTCGGTCCACTCGGAGGGGTCGAAAAGCTCGCCGCTCTCAGGATCATACACGTCCAGCTCGCCGCAGACGAATGAGTTATACATTTCCCAGACATTGGTGTTGAACGGCTTGTTGGGCAGCACGGCGATAGACCATATCAGGCGCATCGTCCGGTGGTCCACCTTGCGGCTCGTCTGGTTGCCAAACTTCCTGCTGATGAGACACTGATACCCGTCGCGCTGATACTCGTTCACCTTCTTGCGGAAGCGCAGCATGCTGGCGGGCAGCGTGTGCCCGGTCTTCATGCGGTAGCCCTCCACGGCTTGCGACATCATGCTCCAGTCATACTTCCTGCCCATCGTCTTCTGTATAGCCTTGGCGTTTTCATACAGCTTGATGCAGGCGTTCAGCACGCTGGCATTGGTCACATACTCCTTCACGTGGGCGTCCGTGGCGTGATCGTGGCCGCACTGGTTGCGCCAGTCGTTGAAATAAGCCACGGCCGCCTGGTCCACCTCATAGTTGGCATCGAGCCAGGCAAGCAGCACCTCCAGCGACGGATTGGGATAAAGCTCCTTGAGCTTGCTCTGGTAAGCATCGGGCAGACTGCTGACTGCGATGAGCGCATAGTTTTTTGCAGAACCGCCACCACGACGCACGACGTCTATGCGACCGCGTGCGGAGAGCTGCTTGTAGTTCGAAACGGTCATGACGCCGCCGTCCACAAGCTCCCGCATCGAGATGCAAAGTCTGTTATCGTGGTACTCCATAACGCTTCCTCCAGATTAGACGCGTGCGATTTCAGCCATCATGGCCAAATCCTCTGCAGAGAGTCCTGCAGCCAACTGCTGAATAGTGTCCATGTCACGCAACTTGATGTTGTACCAACGTGCCACACACTCTCCCTTGTAGAACAACTCGGTATCCCCTGTGTTCTTGTCCGATTCCAGCTTCGCCCCATTGGGGAAATACTGGTTGATCACGCCGTCGTAGTCATACAGTACTTCTACTTCTGGAGCGACGACCATCACGATGCCGCCTTTCTGCAGGGCAAACTTGCGAATGCGCTTTGCGCAGTCCGTCTCGCCACGTTTCTTGTCAAAGCTCAAGGCGTTCCGCACGGTCTTGTCGCTAACATTGAAGGTTTTCGCCAA